CTTGGTACATAACATAGGAGAATGATAATGAAATTAATTAAAAATACAAGTCTACAAGCCTTCACAATATACTTAAATGGTGATAACGGGTGTGTAGAGAAGTGGTTACCTCCAGGTCAAGGTGTCGTAGTTCCTGATAACTGGATTTCTGAGCAAGTAATTACGATGTCAAACAAAAGACTTTTAAAAGTAACCAACGCCTAATTAGGAGATAAACTATGCCAAATTTCGTCAGCCCAGGTGTATATGTAATTGAAAAAGATATATCAGAGTACACACCAGCACTTAATAGTTCAGTTGTTGGTATTGTTGGATTTGCTTCCAAAGGACCAATTGATGAACCTACATTAATAACTGATCAAGCTTCTTTAATTAGAATCTTCGGAGAACCTAGTGAAAATATTTATGGTCAAGGTCTTGAAGCTGCTTTAGAAATACTAGAGACAACTAACTCTGTCTATTTTATTAGAGCAGCTTCAGCAGTTAACGCTGATGCATCTGCTACAGTTACTCTCGGTGCTTGCCCAGCCGTAATAGTTTCTGGTCCTGCAACATCTACTGCGGTAGGTGGATCTTTTGGTATAGGTAATTCTCTATATTTAGAAGTTCAAGTTTATAATAATAATGGTATTGCTGAATACCCATCCGCAAAGAGATTTAGTATTCCAGCAGGAACAATAACTTCTACAGAAGATGGAGCTTGTCAGGCTAGAGCTTTAAAGAAAATAATAGGCGGGGGTTTAGACTCTGATGCAGTTGGGGTGTTTGATGATAACACCACAACAGGAACAGGAAGTTTAGGTTTATCGGGAGCAATAGTTGGAAGATACGCTGGATCAGCAGCTTATATGACTCTTACTTCCTATAGCGCAAATACCTTCGATGTCACTGCTGGAGTTAGTGCATTAGTAGGTGTTTTCCATCCAAGTGCTGGTATAAACTATGGACTAAGCGGTAGTCCAGTATCTTCAATAACTGTTTATGGAGCTACTTTAAGATCTAATCAAGCAACATTAAGCTCAATAGGTTATGTTGTTGAATCTCTATATCCTGGAGCGGGGTACAATGCAGGAACAACTGAATCCGGGGATACCAGCGGTAACTCAGTAACTATAAGGGCTTTAGGTGGTGGAAACTTCTTCATAGATATTAATGATAATGGTTCTGTAGTTGAAAACTACAAAGCTCATTTATTTGCAAGTGGATCATTTATAGAAGATGTAATTAATACTGGAGAAACAAACCCAATTTCAGAATATATTAAAGGTAATATATTCTCTGATCAAGCAGATGAGGCAAGTGTTACAAAACTTAACAACTTTGCTTCAATGGTAAGTTCCTTAACTGGTCAAACACAAATAGTTGGAGCGCAAACCGCAGGAGTTTTCGTTTCAGTTCCTGCTGGTTTAAACTTTGCTCCATCAAGATTTGTTAAGCCAATTGCGGGAACTTATAGTTTAGCTGGTGGTTCAAATGGAATTCCAACTACAGAAGCAAGTAAAGCAACTGTTTTAATTGGTAATGCAGCTAGTGAACCAAAAACTGGTATGCAAGCCTTGGATAATGATTTACTAAACATTGGAATAGCTTTGGTTCCAGGTGTTTATAATCAAAGTGTTCAAAATGCACTTATAACTCTTGCTGAAAATACCCAAAACTTCTTAGCTTTAGTTTCTCCCCCATATGGAATTGGAACGGTACAGGATGCTATAGATTGGAGTAATGGTAAGTCCTCAAGCACTGCTGGTTCTAGAACCGCTGCAATCAATTCATCTTATGCTGCAATATACTTCCCACACATTAAAGTGTTTAGTACCTTTGATGGTAAGGATCGTTGGTATGACCCAACAATATTTGCTGCAAGACAGATGGCTTACACAGATTCAGTATCAGAAACATGGTTTGCTCCCGCTGGATATGTCAGAGGTAGATTAACTAAGCCAACTGATGTTGAAGTAAAACTAAACCAAGGTGACAGAGATACCATGTACAGTGGTGGTAATGTTATTAATCCAATTGTTAACTTTGCACAACAAGGAATAACAATTTTTGGACAAAGAACATCACAGAGATCCTCATCTGCTCTTGATAGAATTAACATTAGAAGAATGATGATTTATATTCGTAAGATCATTCTTGCTTCAACTAGAACCTTAGTATTTGAACCTAACGATGAATTTACTTGGGCCAAAGTTGAAGGATTACTAAACCCATTCTTTGATGGAATTAAACAAAGAAGAGGTATTACGGAGTTCAAAGTGATTTGTGATGCAACCACTAACACTCCCGAAAGAGTTGATAGAAATGAAATGTGGTGTAGAGTTTTAATCAAGCCCACTAAGACTGCTGAGATTGTTGTATTCGAACTCAATCTTACTAACCAGTCTGCCGATTTAGGTACACTTTGATAGGAGACAATAAATGGTTCAACAATATAGAAATTTAAGAATAACCAATCCAGTAACACAGAATTCTGTGCCCATTATATCAACTGGATTAGATTCAGTAAAACAGTATCAGTTTGAAGTATACATAAATATTCCAAACTTAAACAACACCCCAGGAACAAAACCAGAGCAGTTAGTTTTGGCCGCTCATAGAGTTCAAAGTTTTGGAATGGAAACTGATATCATTGAAGTTAACAGAGTTAATGATAAACTTTACTATCCTGGAAAAGCCAAGATGGATGCAATAACCATAGACTTCGATGATCAATACCTACAAAAAAACGGTGCTGGTTTATGGAACTACATGACAAAAATTTATGATCCCTTAACTGGAGTTGCTATTTCCCCTGTCACTCCAGGAGGATCATTTAAAATTCCAAGCATGAGAATCATTGAATTAAAAAATGATATGACCCCTTATAGTGAAACAACCTTATATGGAGTTTTCCCAATGTCTTGGAAGTCTGGAGAATTAAATTATAACGGAACCAGCACTTTCCACACAATTACAATGACATTCAGATATGATTTTATGAGTCATACGAATGTGTGATTTGAAACCAGTTTAGATATCAGACCCAACTTATCTTTGTTGGTAAGTTGGGTTTTTTCCTTAGCTATAATAGTTTATGGATTATTTTAATCAGTTATTAAGTAGTTATAATAAACTTAAGAAGAGGACCTTCAAATTAGTTTATATAAATGAACAAGGTGTTCAACCAGGACAAAGTTCATCTGAGATTCTTATTAACGCTTGGAACGAATCCCAAGCTCAGGAGAAGAAAGCAACTGAAGCTGTACCTCTTGGTATAAATCCTGAATATGCAGCGTATGGAATGACTAGCAAAGGCCCTGCAAGGATGATTAGACGAGTTGATGGGGGGTCTATTCCTGGAGCACCTAAAGGAGCAGTTTTCTTTAATTTAGATTCAAATATTTCACCAGAACAATTAGAAAGAATAGCTACTGCAATAGTAGGTGGGACAGGGCAAGAAAGCCAAACTGGGGGCGATCCTTTACAAACAACTGCTGAAGCTCCTCCTCCAGAAGACGCTATAGTAAGAACAACCTTACAAAAAATTAAAAGCTTATTAATGAAAGCTTGCAAAGAATCTGAAATTAAACACCCATTCTGTGATGAGAATCTAGGAGATTCAGTTCAAAACTGGAGTAGAAAATTAAATAATGGAAAGAGTGTTGTTTATAATAAAGAAATAGGCAAGTATGAGTTTAAAGAATTAGATAGAGAGTTAAAAATAAAAGCAAGTCTTGCTCTAGAAAAATTTGCAAAGGCTGCTATCTCAGATGAGAAAAGTAATAATTGTTCAAAAGCAGCGAATAGTGTTACCTTTATTAAAAACAATAAAGATAAAATAGACAGAATGGTTTTGCATGATAGCAAAAGTGATAAAAATGGTATAGTTATAAACATGAGCGATATAGAGTTTTCTCTATATGAAAGTTTAACTAAAGCCTGTGGAAAAGATTCTGTAAATATATCTACTATTGCTGCTTCTTACTCAGGAGATCTTTCTAGAGTAAAAGGTTCTTTGACAGAGAACATGGTAGATTTTCATTACTTGATGAAAAGCTATAATCAAAATAA